TACTACCATTTACTGTTGTATCAAAACTAGCACTTGCAAAAAAAGCATTACAAGCCTATAAAAAAATAAAGAATGTAAAGAAAACAAAAATAAAGAAGCTAGAAGATGAATATGAGAGACTACAAGATATAACACTAACTGCAACAACTGTTGGAGCTGGAACAACAGTAGTATTAGAAGATAAAATACCAGAAGAGTCTTTACTTAAAAAAGAATTGTTCAAATCAAAAACATCCTCTAAAGATAAATCTAGAACAAAAAAAGCAGAAGGTGGAACTACAGAAGATCAAATGAATGCTCTTGCTATCTCAGTAGCTCCTGCTAGGGTTGAAGAACAAGAAACACACACAATGCCAGACGGAACCGAAATGGCAGGTGCAACCCACGAAGAATACGAACAAATGCTTCCAGATGAAGAGATGGAAGAAGACTATGTAGACTATATTGTAGAGGCTACATTATCAGAAGAAGATCAAAATTATTTAGAAAGTGCTCTCGTAGAAGATGCTAAGTTGAGTGAATTATTCGACCAAGTAGTTGAGAGTGCTTCAGAGTTTTCAGGGTCTGGACCTATCGAAGGTACGGGTTCTGAAGTATCCGATTCGATACCTGCAAGGTTATCGGACGGAGAATTTGTTTTTATTGCAAAAGCAACTGACGAAAACGGAGAAGACAGTATAATGTCTATGACGGAAGACGCAGAAGCTGCAGCAGATGAAAGGCAAGGTGTCGCTTATGGCGGTGCACTTGATAAGGACAAGAAAGCAGATATTGCTGTGTCTACTCAAGGATCAATATTAGCAGCAGGAGGAGTACCTCCAGTTGTTCCTATGGACCCTATTAGAGAAGAACAGATTTTATCAATGCAATCTTCTAGTCCAAGACGAGGATACCGAACCATAAGTGGCTAAAAGAGATAAAGCGACCCTATAATTTTTATAGGCACTATATCATATATAACAACCGAAAGGCGACCTTTACAAGACAAGCCCTACTGTGCACAACGTAGCGACCTTGTTAACGAAGCCCTGATTAGGAGGTAAGAAAATGACTGAAAAAGTTATAACCGAGAACCAAGAACCACAAAAAGCCAACCCTTATAATGCAAAAAAAGATTGGCATGATGTAAAAGATAAACCTTTTGTATCGTCAGATAGTTTATTTTTTGATAACTCTGTTTCAACTGAACATGACGAAAGTGATGCCATTGAAGCAGAAAAACAAGAAGTAGAAGCAAATAAGGATAAACCTTATAAGCAACCCAACTATAAAAAACGATATGATGATTTAAAAACGCACTACGATTCTAGACTTAATGAGTTTAAAGCTAGAGAACAAGAGTTAATACAGGAAGCTGTTTCAAACAGACCAGAGTATAAAGCTCCAAAATCTGCAGAAGAACTAGAAAAGTTTAAAAACGAGTATCCTGATGTTTATGAAGTGGTAGAGTCTGTTGCCCACCTACAAAGCGAAAATCAAGTTGCTGAATTGCAAACAAGATTAGATGCGATGCAAGGGCGTGAAACAGAAATACTAAAACGAGAAGCTGAAAAGGACCTGCGAGAAACACATCCTGATTTTGATGAAATCAGAAACAGCGATGAATTCCAAGATTGGGCTAGTTTGCAACCAGAGTCTATTAAAGATTGGATTTTTAATAACCCAAGTGATGCAAATTTAGCTAGTAGAGCGTTAGATTTATTTAAAAAGGATATCGGATTAGAACAACCTAAGTCAAATTCTAAACAGACTAAACAATCTGCTGCTGATATGATTTCCACTAAAACAACTAGTGTAGATACAAATCAACAAAGAGTGTGGTCTGAAAGAGAGATTGCTGCCATGAGTGTTGCAGAGTTTGATAAATACGAAAGTGAAATCAGCGATGCAATGCAAGAAGGCAGAATCATTAAATAAACTATAATTAAGGAGAATATCCCATGGCTCAATATTTTGAACCATCAACGGATACTGATGCTAACTTTGCTAACTCCGTAAGCACACAAGCTAATAGTTTCTTTTTACCTTCGGTTTACTCTAAAAAGGTTTTAAACTTTTTTAGAAAATCTTCGGTTATAGAATCTATTACAAATACCGATTATTCGGGTGAAATATCTGCTTTCGGAGACTCAGTAAAGATTATCAAAGAACCCGTTATCTCTGTATCAGCGTACACTAGAAATAGTGATACAACTGAAACTAGACTAACAGATGCAGAAACATCTTTAGTGGTTGATAGTGCTAATGCGTTTAAATTCATCGTAGATGATATTGAAACAAATATGTCACATGTCAACTTTAAAGAAGTTGCTTCAAGTTCTGCTGCATACGCATTGAAAGATGCTTACGATGCTGCTGTACTTGTAACTATGTTTGCTGGTCTATCTGCTTCATCACCTAACCACGTGTTAGGTTCTGACTCAGCTACTGATTTAGCTGCCGGAACTTTTGATGGAACAGGTAACCTAGACATAGGTTTTGGAACTAGTGAACATGACCCTCTAGACCTTATGGGTAGAATGGCAAGACTATTAGACGATCAAAACGTACCTGAAGAAGGTCGTTGGTTCGTTGCTGGTCCTGACTTCTACGAAGTTCTAGGAAGTTCTAGTTCTAAATTGTTGTCTGTAGACTACAATGCTGGACAGGGCTCTATTAGAAACGGATTAGTTTCTAGTGGAAAACTTCGTGGCTTTGATATGTACAAGTCAAATAACATAGCTGACACATCTAATGCAGCAGGTAAATGTTTGGCAGGTCATATATCATCCACTGCGACTGCAAACACAATTCTATCAACAGAAGTGTTGAGAGACCCAACTTCGTTTGGGGATATTGTGAGAGGTCTTCATGTCTTTGGTGCGAAAGTACTTAGAGATGCAGCCCTTGTTGGTGCATTCTACGGAATAGACTAACCAAATAGATTTGGGAGGTGTAATAGCCTCCCATATCTTTTACTTTTATAGTATAAATTATATTTTAAAATAACAACATAACTATTTTTAATTAAATAGAGGAGAAATAAAAAATGGCAAACCCAGTTATAGATATAAGAGATACAGGGCGAAACTCAGCAAAAGTAAGCGATGTTCGTGGACTTGCTGATAATTCAGTTACTTCATGGACTTCAGGCACTACAGGAACTATTGCAGTAACTGCTGATGCAACTTATGATGTTACACTGACACAACCAGCAGATACTATTATTCGTAATCTTATCGCAATTCCAGCAGGTAACATTGTTACAGCAGGAGCTTCAGGCGATGATGTTGATTTCGATTTAGGAACTGCAGCAGGTGGTGGTCAGCTTATTGATGAAAAAGCTATCTTAGATGATGGTGGATCAGCAGTAACGTGGACAGCTAATGTACCTTTGTATATTATTCAAAATTCACATGGACACGCAGCCAATGCCTTTGTAGGTACTGGAGTAACTGCAGGTGTTTATGGTGGACCAGCTACTTCGGAAGCAATCGTTATTGCAGCTACTTTGTATAGTGCATCAGCACGTTCAATTTATGCAAGGCTCAAGCCTTTAGCAAATGATCTTGCAACGGCAGCTACAACTGTGACTTATTTAGTCGAGTTTTTACATTTAGGTGTATTACCTGATTAATTCTTATGGCACAAATAGGAACTGACAAAAAAGTAGTCAAGTATCAAGGGTAGTCTTTATTGATTATCCTAAAGTAGGGAGGGTCTTAGGACTCTTCCACTTTTAAAAAATTATAAATAAAAAACAAATGTTAACACAGGAGAAGAATCATGACACTAAGTAAATTAGTATTATGTCTTAGTCTTTTATTGATAGTCTCTGGCTGTTCACTTTTAACAACTGCTGTAGAATCAGGAAAAAATATTGGTACTGCAGCTATTGATGAAGTAGTAGATATTACAACTACTGCTATATCTATACCAGTAAAAGCTGTTGGTACAGTTATTGATAAGTTAGAAGAAGAAACTAGTCCAGAAGAAGACCAAGAAGAAGACGCTAAAAAAAAATAAATAAGACTTGTATTTGTATAAGCAAGGAGAAATAAAAGTAATATGGCAACATACTTAAACTTAACAAATGAACTATTGAGAGAACTAAATGAAGTTGTTTTAACTTCGTCTAATTTTAGTGATGCAGTAGGCATACAAGCTCATGCTCAAGATTGTATCAATAGAGCCTATAGTGATATAGTAATGGCAGAACCTCAATGGGCTTTCTTAGCCACAGGAGAAAGTGGTGCAACTGATCCTTTCTATGGTAATGTCTATGTAGAAACTGTAGCAGGAACTCGATGGTATGAATTAAAAGCTTCCAGTTCTAGTATTACAGCAGATTATGGTTCAGTAGATTGGGATAACTTTTATCTAACTACTATAGGTGTAAGTGGAGCAAGTTCTCCTTATACTAGTCAAAATTTAAAATTTGTTACTACTGAAGAATGGAAAGATCATTTAAGAGAATCTGAGAATATAGATGATGCAGATACTCAAAATTATGGAGAACCTAAATTTGTTATCCGAAGTCCTGATGCTAGAAAGTTTGGAGTAAGTCCTATACCTGATAAAGTTTATCGAGTCTGGTTCTTTGCTTGGGATTTACCAACAGCATTAGATGCTCATGGAGATGCGACAGTTTTTCCAGATGTGTATTCTCCAGTATTAATGGCACGAGCACGTTATCATTTCCATCAGTTTAAAGATGCTCCACAACAAGCAGCCTTTGCTTTAGAAGATTATAAAAAAGGATTAAAACAAATGCGATCAGCTTTAATGAATCCTGCACCTAGCTATATGTCAACGGATCAAATATAATGCCATCACAACCATACGCACTAGCATGTGAGGGAGGACTCGACAAGTCTTCTAGTTCTTTTGAGCTTTTGCGTAGACCCGGAGCAGCAACAAGGTTAAGAAACTTTGAAGTTGATATAGCTGGTGGTTATAGAAGAGTTAATGGCTTTTCAGTATTTGGTGGAGATAGTGTAGCTAAACCAAATAGTGCTAATCAAGTATTAGGCTTACACGTTTATGCAGACGGAGTAATAGCTTGTTCAGGTACTAATATTTATTTTAGTCAAGACGGAGAAAGTTGGTTACAGATTAATATGGGAAGTGTAGCAGGTGGTGGAGATAACTATAGTACTTTCACAGGGCGTAGTGCTGTAGCTAGAACCTCACAAAGTTTAGCACATTTTGCAACCTATGAAGGTACTACAACTTATGGAGAAGTAGTTATTACTGACGAAGGTTCTGGTGTTTTACCTTTCTACTTTAAAATGACAGGCACTGGTTCTGCATTAAGTAGTCGTACCTTTTTTGCTGAAACAATTACAGTAAACAGTACAGAGTATCCTAAGTTTTGTGTAATACACGATAAGCATTTAGTTGTAGGAGGAGCAGCAACAACACCTAATACTATACATTATAGTAATACTCTAGTAGATTCAG